AACTGCATATTCTTGATCTTTTTCTAATGCGTATCGCTGTAGATATGCGCCTTCTCTATAGGCTTGTCCGCCTGTAAAACTATCTAATAAAAACTTCCAGCGTAGTTGATTTCTGCTGTAAGTTGTATTTCCACTTGTTGCCTGTAAATAGGCATTTGTAAAGGTCTGGAGTTCAGCCATTGTTCATTTCCTTTATGTTTTTATAACGCATTAATAATTGTTCCTTAACATTATTGTAATTTGTATCACAATATATATTATTTAACGCATATGGACCTGTATCGTTATAACGGCACATACACAATTTATTTCCATCACCTATACCGCGACGAGTAACAATTTGTTTATCAACACCGTGGCTTAACCACCAATTATTCCATTCGTCAAAGGTGAGATTAAATTCTACACCTCTTCGTTTAGCATTGTATTTATGCGAATTAAACTTCTTAAATGCTGGAGTTGAACACAATAAATGTGTTCCTTTATTCTTTGATCCAAATGGTCTTGCCATATTTTCTTTCTTATGCTAATGCGTGACCGAATCTTTTCGGCGCAATTGGCTCTTGCTCTTTGTTGATAGGGAATAAGAATTGAATAGCATATGTTAGTGCGTCAAACATATGATCAAATCCACTGTCCTTATCTGGTATCTGTGTATTTTCTTTGTAGCAAAATTGCTGTAGGCTTTTTATTGTGTGCTTACATTTAGGATCTATGTAGAACCTAGTTGTAGCATTGTCACGCAAGAAGAATAAGCTGTTAGCAGAGTTTATTCTATCTTTGACCAAGGGATGCTGTCTATGATATCTAACAATAAATCCAGCGTTCTCTAGAATCTTAATATCTGTGTTACCATTAGCACTGGTCTTTCTTTGCACGCCTGCAGGATCTGGAAATATTGTAATAGGATTCCGTGGATATCTATTACGGATCTCATCAATTAGTTCATTAGTATTACTACTATAGAGAACAATCTCATCTATACAATGTAATCCATCTTTAGTTCTACGCATAACTGTGCAACTCATTGGATTCACATTGAAGTCGGTGCCCAGTATTAGTGTTTCATTTGGGCTTACTGCTTCTGCTGGTTTAACATTATGTGTGCCAAATGCATAAGCAATGATACCTGAAAAGTTTTCAAATGTTGCTAAAAACTCTTGACTAAATGTTCTAGCATCTAAATCTTCTTTGGCTTGTCTTACTTCATCCTCAGGAACATTACCACCATCTAGAGTAGTAAATTGAAAACTCATCCAATTGTTTCTTGTTGTGTGATAGTCATAGATCTCTTTGAACCAGTTCATACCTTTTGGTGTGCCTAAGAAGAGAGCGTGTCCTCCAGTGTCTGCCAATGTAGGGCGTAACACTTCATACCACGCTTCACTGTCTATGTCTGCGGCTTCGTCTATGACAATAAAGTTTAGTCCAACTCCACGCAATGAATCATAGTTGTCAGCACCACGCAAACTTATTTCACTGCCATTGACTAATTCTAAAGTTAAATCCTGTTCATTTACTTTTTTAACCCAGTTAATACTTAGAAGCTTCTTCTTTAACTTCTTCCATACGATTTGTTTTGCCATTCTATATGTTGGAGCCACATACCATACACGTTGATCTGGCTGACGAGCATACTTGGCTAGTTCTCTGATTGCTAGGTGTGTCTTACCAAAACGGCGTCCACAGACAGCAACACGAAATCTAAATGGTGCGTCTGCGATCATACGCTGTGCTTTACTTAAAGCCATTAGACGAATAGTTCCTTGAAGTTAGTATCTTCTTTATTCCACGCTTCAATACGCTTACAAGCAATCTCCACATATGCTGGATCAAGTTCAATGCCCACATACTCACAGCCAAGTTCCACTGCGGCACAGCCTGTGCTTCCTGATCCGTTGAAAGGATCTAATACTCGACCGCCTTTAGGTGTTATCAGTTTAATCAAATACTTCATCAACTCAATAGGCTTTACTGTGGGATGATTGTTACCGGGAGTGTTTTGTTTACTACCCGTATAATGACCGAGGCCTGTGTCTGAGTTTAACATACCGCCGGAATCTGTAGGGATGTCGGTTAAATCAAAACCTGAATGTCTCTCTCTTCTGCCGACTTTAGGACAATAGAAATACTTTTGATACTCGGGGATTTCACCGATGACATTTGCGGGGAAGCGACCTTGATCATTTGTTACACTATCACCTTCCCATTTATCAGGAGTTGATTGATTGAATGTAACGCGATTCATACCGTTAGCAGGATAAGTTAGTGTTTCACTGTCAATCCTACAAGCATCAATATTCAACGCACCTGTTCTGTATTTTAGCACATTGTCCTTTATGCTGAGTTTAATAGGTTTACGAGCAAGTGCGATAGGTTCGTGTGCGGGTTTCAGTGCTGTGCCCCAACCATTCCATTCACTGCTGTCAATTTCAGTGTTCTTCTTTTTGTTTGATCGTTCAATGCTCTTACCTATGTCCTGACTCTTAGGGAATCCGTTGCTTTGAATCCACATTATTTGATCACGGATTTCAAATCCAGCCTGTTCTAATGTTATAGCAAGGTGATGATAAGTGCGGGCCGCTGAGAATGCCAATATATGTCCTCCGGGCTTTAACACTCTCAAACACTCTTGATAAGTCTCAAGTGCTCCTGTGTTGGCGTCCCAACTCTTACCTAAAAAGTCTATGCCATAGGGCGGGTCTGTGACAATACTGTCAAAGTGATTGTCGGGAAATGTCTTCAGGACATCTATATTATTGCCGTTTATGATTTGATATTTCATTCTTTGATTTCCTCATATTCATCACGCATGTCCGCCAATTGTTCATCAGTGGGTTTATCATCTTCATCATCAGTAAATGGTAATACCTTACTGCCATCATTGACCATACCATTGTCGCTCATTCCCAGCATATTCTTGGCTAAGAAGATTTGAACAGCGGCATTTAAGTTTACACAAGCATTTTTAAGCATAGCTCTGCGTAAACTGATCTTTAAGTTCTCACGACCTTTTGCGAGTTCATGCTTAAAGTTATAACTAATACTAGAATCATCAACACCAAACCAGTTAGCGATGTCGGTGTTAGTGCAACCAATTGCAGCCAAGTCTTCAACTTCCTCAGGTGGGACAACAACATTGTTTCGGCCTACTAACTTGCCTTCAACAATCTTTGTTCCCCAAGCGTTGGCTTTACCCTGTGCCATTATAATATCCTTTTTAGATGTTCTAGTTCTGCATCAGTGAGAAATAATTCAAATGTATATTCATATACACTGTCGCTGACAAATTCAATGTGCCAAACATCCGTGGCTGGAACATAAGTCTTTTTGACTTTAAGTTTGTAGTTTTCATTGTTGATTAACAACTGTTCTGTTGTCATATTTATAATACTTTCTTGACTTTGAAGTCTTGGCAGTTAAACTCTGTGTTTAACTTTAGTGCTAGATTCTTTGCTGGTGCTAGATTGGGAAACACTGATTTACTGTATTTGTTTAACTTACCTGTTATACAAAAATATCTTTGTTTTACATTTATAGGTTGATCTAGATACAATACAGCATACAAACTATCAGCGGCTAATATATCAATGCCAGTTTCTTCAGTATAGTCTAGACTTAATAATGTTTTTGCGGCTGGGCGTGTCATTTCAAATATCTTTCTATATTACAGTCTTCTATAACTGCCAACAACCAATTCTCTTCTGTGAATGTCACTGAGTAGTATTCAAAGTCGGTGTTAAAAGTTATTGTAGTAGCAAACTTTTTACATAAATTCTTTAACGCAATTTCATCATCCTCAGTCATATTTGCCAATCGCATAAGGTCTGTTCTGCGTTCTACCATTCGGGTTTCTCCGGTCTGTTTGTGGGTTTGATTATAAAATGATGTGGATTGCAACACGCCTGATTAGCACATTTCATTGTTACACTATATGGTGTGACATCTTCATTTGTTTCGCTCATGTATACTAATCTGCGACTTTGAATCATTTGCTGTTTATCATTTTTCCAACCACCCATGAGTGCTCCACTGGGACTCATTGATCCATGCCATGCCCAACATTCATCGGGATCTAAACTAACTTCAATTTTATCCCAGAGTCTATTATCATTCCAAGCCCAAGCTCCCACAGTTTTATGTCCTGGCTTTTGTTTATACCATCCTTTTTTTACTGGCATTATGTATTCTCACTTTGCGTAAAACTATCATAGTCATCTACTACTTCAGTATGATATAAAGCTAATAAACTTGGATTTTCTTTAAGCAAGTGTATTAGTCCTGTGGCCAAGACATCTACCTGTTGTTCTGTGAGACATTGATTAAGTGTCATTTCAATTAAATGGCATAACTCATGTCCCAGTGTTTGTTGCCATACATGTAGCGGTAAGTCGGGATCCACTATGATTGTATTTGTTTTTGGGTCACATAGACCTAGAGTATCTTCTGGTAGTTCATTATCTTGACTATCCCGTATCTGCCAAGTTTGACTCATAAATGTTATCTGCATATCTTTCATAGTGTTTCCTTATAATGTATTTAGTCTTTATTATTAAAATATGTGTTTTACTTGATCTTTTTTAATCCAATCAATCCACGAACCTGTTTTCTTACATCTTGGGTTGTCGCAATACAAGCCCCAATGAGGACCTGCTTGTTTGATTTCTGTAGTGCAATTCCTATGTAAGTTCTCTCTGGCCAAGTTCACTAATTTCGTTTGTGTTCTTTGTTCATCTGGTGATAGTTGATTATGTATTGTCATAGGTGGCTCACTGACAGTCTATTGGGATTTAGTGATAACACTATATCTTCAAGCAATGCTGTGTCGCCTGTGGCTACAGCGTGTTTGTAAAGTTCCACTGTGGGATTGACTTCTTGTTTAGGCAATTCAGTTTGAATAAAATGTCCATAGTGTTCTGTGATCTCTACGCTCAAATATGGATTAAGTTGTTGTAATGCACTGACAAGTTCTGCTCTGTTGATCTTATGCTTGATATAAACAGCATCATGCACTGGCAGTAATAGTTCTTCTTGTCCAAAGCGATCTATAACATACTTCATTATTGCTGCCAAATATGTGTATTCTGCTTGTTGATACAAGTAAGCCATAACTTTATTATTGTTTATTCTGCCCGCCTTATCCTTTACGCAATCAGGCATCTCTTCTTTGGTGTTGTCTAATTTTGTGCGTTCAATAACAAGTTTATCCACAGACTTTTGTTCATCAATAAACTCCATAAACCATCTTGAGTTAGTTAGTAGTTCAACTTCTTCCTTGTTGATAATCTCACGGATTGCTGGTAGTTTATAGTTATCATTGCCAATGGGCCAAGGACTGGCTTCAATGTCTGCACCAAATCCAATGGCAGTGATAATCTGTTTGGCACGCCCTTGATGTTTATCTCCCAGCACTTTAGCAAGTTGCTGTCTAAACCAAGATTTGTCTTTGATTAAACTTCTTGTATGTCCCATCTTAATATTTGAATTTATTGACTCACATAAATGAACTTTCCACGCTTGACTACACACATCAATGTCAATGCTGTAGCAATGTCCCAAGGCAGCATGGCGTAGTTCTTTACTTGAGTTCTGTAAGTTCAAACCCATAAAATACAATCTACCAAAGTCGCTGTATTTGTATGCTTGACTAAGTTTACTATCTTCTTGTAGTTTAAGTATGCAAACTGCTTGCTTGAGATTCTCTCTTGCTTTGTCTTTATATTCATCCGTGGCCCATTTATAACTTTGAGTTTTGTTATCCCAACGACCCAGGGATTCTA